GGATGGCAAGCGCATTGGACAGGTGCTCACTAACAACGGCAATCAACAGACTGCACTTGGAGCAACTAAGTACGGCGGCATCAGAGTGAAGATTGATCCAAACAGCTTAAGCTTTTTGAATCTATACATCAGTGACATCTACCTTGCCATTGATGCAGCTAATATCAATGTCGACATCTTGGTGTTTGACATGACGACATTAAAACTTATTGATACAATTGTTTATGCGGAGGGCAGCCTTGAGCAGTTTCTCGGCAAGACCTTTGCGGCCAAACGCAGGAAGCTAGACATTGCCTTTGTTTATGAGTCAACAATGAATGCGGCAAAGTACATCACTAAGAAGGGGCATTGCTATGATTGCGGCGGCTCGGTGAGAGAGGCGCACATCTGCCCATTTGTAGATGCCATCGGCATCGAGCTTACCACTGACGGCACTAATGTGCTGTCAAGCAAAACAAGCAAGTACACAACTGGCATGAGCTTGAACTACAATGTCAACTGCGATCGTGAGTCATGGCTATGCAGCATAGGTGGATTGATGGCAATGCCGCTTGCTTATGCAACGGCTGTCGAGATTTATAACTACGGCTTGAGCGTTAGTCCGAACCAACGGGTGAACACTACGGTAAGCATCAATGTAGGGAGCAAGCCATTTGCGACTGCCGATGCTAACGATGGCATGATTGCAGGCCGAGACATTGCAGCAACGAGATACAACGAGGAGCTTACAGCGATGTTGCAGAACATGCGACTGCCAGACGACAATACGTGCTTTGATTGCAGACGGAACATGAAGTACGTAACTGCTCTACCTTAATGGCTACTCCCAAAGAGATCAGCGGAAGGATTGATGGGCTATTTGCCGAATGGAGCGGAGGCTTTACTCCATTGTCATTTGCTGTTCTCGATATGCGCCGCGAGATGTTTATCAGAATCTTTGGAACAGGGACAAGCGGAGGAACTAATACGGCAGGGCAAAAGCTACCGACCAAGCCATATACTCCTGCTTATGCTGCCATCAAAGCAAAGAACGGCAGACCTCCATTGGAGCTCACAGGCTTTCTAAAAAGGTCATTTGCAACAGACCAAACGAGTGTATTTGCTCAAGGCTTTGGAGTTGCAATCTACATCCAAGCAGATGAATCTGGAAAGGTAGAAGGATTGCAAAAACTTTATGGACCAATATTTCAACCAACAAAAGAGGAGCAAGATAGAATGTTGCAACTACATGCAGAACTATTAGTCGAGCAAATATCAAATCAGATTAGCAAACCATGAATCTACTTAAGACCATCATCGAGCGGCTCAACCAACGTGTTGAGGTTGCGAATATCTTCGACAAGCAGTTTGGCTTATGCGAGCTTAACGCAAACGGCAACGAGAAAGCTTGGGTTCATTATATCGGCAATGGGCAGGCGGAGGTTGTTACCAACTTCGATGCAAAGCAAGGGACATTGTTTTGGGCTAAGCGTGGCAAGGTGACTGTTGTCAAGACAGACGCATATAAAATGAGCGGCTGCAAGCAGCTCTATGTTACCTCATTCCCCTTGACTGCTTATGCAGTTGTGCGCAAGAGCCATCTGCCATGCGATGGAGATGATGCTCAGGACTGGCTTGCTTCAAGAATATACAAGCTGACGAGTGGCACTGATCCACAATTCAAGCAGAACCTTGGAGTGATTAATTACGAAGTAATTCCAAGCGGCTACATTAACGAGATTAAAAGCCTAACAGCAAACTATGAATTTGCATGTGTCACTGTCGACTTCGATATTCAAGTAATCACGACCACAGAAGATGGATGCTATGACATTTGTGCTACCGGTGACATTCCGCTTCCAGACTTCCAACCTTGTACACCTTGCTTGACGGAGGTTGCTGTTGATGGGGTGACCATTATCGGAAACGGAACAGAAGCCGATCCATTGATTGCAGTTGGTGGCGGCGGCGGTGGTGGTATTATGACTGCCATTGCATTCTCAACTGATCACTTAAGCGCAACTGGTAATCAGTATGTGATAGGTAATGTTGTTTGGTACAATGGAAACATCTACCGATGCATTGCAAACAATGATTCAATACTACCTACTAATGCTACGTATTGGACTAATCTTGGTGCTGGATTTCAAACCATAGAAAGACCTTCAGATTGGAATGCAACAACCGGCAACAATCAGATATTAAATAAGCCGACAATTCCTGCGGCTCAAGTTAATAGTGACTGGAATGCAACGAGTGGTCTTGCTGAGATTTTAAATAAGCCGACTATTCCAGTGCTTCCTGCAACCATTGTGGAAGATGTGACAGCAACAGCACCAATGTCTTCAACTGGTGGTTCAACACCTGATATTAGCATAAGCCAAGCAAATGGAAGCACTGACGGATATCTAAGCTCAACTGATTGGAACACCTTCGATGGCAAGTTCGATGTGCCAACAGGCACTAACACCGACTACCTTGATGGCACAGGAACACCAACACCATTCCCGAACATTCCAACGGGCACTGTTACATCGGTTGCGGCAACAGTACCAAGCCCTACAAACCCTGCCTTTAGCGTTAACGTACCAAACTCAACCACCACTCCAAGCGTTGACATAACAGCAAACGGAGTTGTTAGCCAGTACGTTCGAGGCGATGGATCACTTGCTAACTTCCCTTTGGGTGGTGGCGGTGGTGCATCGGTTAACTATTACCTTAATGGCTCGGTAAGTCAAGGCACGATTTTAGGAAATCAATACTTTGAAATGAACCGCGTTCCAGTTCTTGGAGGTGGCACAAACTTCACACGCACAAACGCGCAAGGCAATGGCTACATCGCACAATTCATAACAGATGCAGGCGACCCAAATCTTTTGGCAATACCTTCAGGCAATTGGAACTTTGAAACGTACTTTAACGCATCGAGTGGCGGTGGAAGCCCGAGCTTTTACATGGAGCTTTACAAGTACGATGGCGTAACCTTTACGCTTATCTCATCAGGGTCAACAAACCCAGAAGCGATTACGGGCGGCACGGTGGTCGATTTGTACGTTAGTGCGCTTGCAGTACCTTCAACAGTATTGGCTGCAACTGATAGGCTTGCAGTACGCATTTTCGTAACAACATCGGGAAGAAACATTACGCTGCATACTGAGGACAATAACCTTTGCCAAGTAATAACGACATTCACCACAGGCCTTAACGCATTAAACGGTTTAACAGCGCAAGTTCAAAACTTCGCAACCGGTACCAGTGGCACTGATTTCGGAATCAACTCGGCAACAGATACGCACACCTTCAACCTACCAACGGCGAGCGCATCCAACAGAGGAGCATTGAGCACTGCCGATTGGAGCACATTCAACGGCAAGCAAGACGCACTGGTAAGCGGCACTAATATCAAGACCATCAACTCGACTTCATTGCTTGGCAGTGGCAACATTGCCATTGCATCATTGGGAGTTTACAAGAGCACAACTGATGGAGCTGCATCAAGTGGAACTTCTAACACGTTCAGTCAATCGGTGCTTGTTCCTGGCAACTCGGTTGTCGCAGGCAATGTCCTTGAGTTTAAGTTGAGAGGCCGCAAGACTGGAGCAAATAACACTTACACCATTAGGATATATGCAAACTCGGCAAACAACTTGACCGGTGCTGTTTTACTTGGTGTGTATGTTGGTGGACAAACGGGTGCATTTGGGCAGCAGATGATAAGAACAGGAGTTGTAAAAAATGCTACTACCAATACCGAGATGATGTCTACTGCTGTTACCAATGTCGCAACCGACTACCAAAATACTACGTTCTCAACTATCGCAGTTGATTGGACAAGCGACAAGTACATAATCGGTGCTGTTCAGAATACCAATGGAGCAGACTCCTCTTTAATCTCACTAATATCAATGACAATTATATGATAGACATAACTCTCGAAGGCGGCTTTGTCACCTTCTATTCATCGGTGATTGGGGTGGTTGCATCGAATGTGGAATCTGTTGAAGTGGTTGACGACATGTGCGTTCACTTGGGCACTAACGTGGGTGTGTTCCTAATCAATGTTAATCAGTTCACTTTTAACGGCATCCAGTTCACCAATTCAACCAAGGCACTAACTTATATAACTAACAACTAACATCATGGCAGGAGTAAAAATAACAGACTTAGCAACAATCACATCAGCGGCAAGCAATGACTTGCTTTACATTGTGGATGTAAGCAACACCACTCAATCACCTGAGGGAACATCTTCGCAGATTGAGGTAGGTAACATGTTTAGCAGTGGCAGCTACACTCCGACAATTAGCGGAGAGGTGAATGGCATTGTTGTAACAGTTAACTCTGCAACCTTCATCAGAGTTGGAAACATTGCAACAGTATCGGCTCAGTTGGATATTACACTGGATACTGGAGAAGTTACTGGAGCATTTGAAATTGAGCTTCCTGCTGCATCAAACTTTACAAATGCAAAGCAATGTTTCGGATTAATGCAATGGTCATTTTTTGGCACATTGGCAGAGATTGTAGGGCTATCAATTGAAGCAGAAACTACAAACTACACTTGCAAAGTTGAATTAGAAACTGCAACGACTGCAATACAAATGAACTACTGCACAATACAGTTCCAGTATGAAATCGTCTAACAACGGCATCCGACTAATTCAGGAGTTTGAAGGCTTGCGCCTTACATCCTACCTATGCAGTGCATCTGTGCCCACAATTGGCTACGGCGCAACGTACTACCAAGACGGCAGCAAGGTAAAGCTTGGGCAAACGATTACCAGAGAGCAAGCCAATCAGATGCTAATCGACCATTTAAAAGAGTTCGAGGGCAGCGTGACTGGATTGCTTAACGGCACTAAGGTAAATCAGAACCAATTCGATGCGCTTGTAAGTTTTACCTATAACCTGGGTGCAGGAAACCTTGCCAAGTCGCAGCTGCTAAGATTCGTCAAAGCCAATCCAAACGATCCGAAAATTGCAGCCGAGTTCCTTAAGTGGAACAGAGCAGGCGGCGAGGTTGTGACAGGGCTTGTAAGAAGGAGAAAGAAAGAGGCGCAACTATATTTTACTGCCGTCGTTCAATGAAAAAGCTATACGAGATTTATCTTATCAAGCATCAAGCAGAGCCGTTTGTCATGCTTGATGAGATGAATCTTAGCTTTGAGCAGTTCATCGAAAAATTAAAAACATCTTACTCATTCAATCAAATGTGGGGCAATGGCAAGGAAACCAGTAAGCAAACCAAGGCAAGTACTTGACATCATTCTCAAGTATTGGAGGCCAACCATTGGCAGCTTGGTGATACTTGGCTCTGTCTTCGCATTAATATTTAAGCAGATAACAACAGAGACACTCGCAGCAATTGTTGCCGCAATGGTGGCAGCAGGATACATACCAAAATCAAGTGACAATGGATGATGGAAGAGACACCGTACAAATAACAACAAGCCTCGATGCGGCTTGCGTGATTGGTATTGGCTGCAAGTTGCATACACATCATCATGTTATTCATCTCGAGCCGCAAGTGGTGTATCAGTCAATGCAGAAATTCACTATCTTTGGCAAGCACTATTGCACTAATCAGTGGGGGCAAACTTATGAGCTGCCATCTGATAAGCCAATACCAGAGCCAACAACGATGCAACAAATCTACGCAAGCGACACCATCAAGCCGAGTACTTCTGCATTCCTTCTTGCACCAAAGCCCGAGGTAAAATTCATCATCAAGCCTCGAGCTGAGTTCCGAGAATATCAACCTACAATGGATGCGCCTGTGATGGGCTTGCTGTTGACTTTTACAATTTACCTCACAGCACAATGGGCATGGAGCTCGATGACTGCTTGGTCTAACCTCTACAGCGAACTCAAGCAATGTCTTCGCTATTCATCTTAGAACATTCGATTGATTTGTTTTATGTGGTCACTGATCAAGATGGAAGGATTGTGTCCAACAATGAGCTATTTAAGAACTATGTGAGCCATATCAAGCCCACAAAAATCACCGACATCATAAGCATTGAAGGTGACAAAGATGATTTCATCAAGGCAATTGCAACAGCTCGCAAGCATTCACCTGAGCCATCCAGAGTTTATGCTCGGACCAGGCAGAAGAATACAAGCGACAGATACAATGTTTGGAACTGCTTCGCCATTGCTGATACCTTGCACTTTGTCGGGATTCAAATGGTCGATGTGACAAGCATAAGCTCGCATGATTACGAACGGCAAAGAGTGCTCCTTGAGGAGTTCCGCTTTATGTTAAGCCATGAATTAAGGCAACCGCTTACCAACATCTCTGGACTTGTTCAGATACTTATGCAGCACCAAGGTGCAAGTGATGTCGACAGGAAGGATGTCCTCACCATGATCCACACATCAGTCAACAAGCTTGATGATGCAATCAAGATACTAATCAAGAAAGCAGCTCGAGAATTATGACGGATCAGCAAGCGGATGAGAGACTGGTCAAGGTGGCCGCTTGGTATGTTATTGAAAGAGGCATGCCGGTATGCGTGGCACTTCAGATACTGCAAGCAGAGCTAAAGGATAAAAGAGTATTTTGGGAAGCATCAAAGGAACTTATAAAACTCATTCAAAATGGAATCTGTACGTACTAAAATTATTTATTTGGCCGTACTAATTGTGCTGCTGTTTCTGTTGCTCAAATCTTGCTCTGACAATGTGCAATCCGATTATCGTCTTAAGCACACGATTTATGAGGACAGCATACTTATAGCCTCGCAGAAGAAGATAATCGCACAGAAGAACTCTGATGCAGCTAAACAAGCGCAACAGATTGCAGAGCTCGAAGTCAAAGTAAAGAACGCATCAGAGGTTGTGCGCATCGAGACAAGGACAGTAATCAAAACGCAGATCAAGTTAGGTGATACGGTGATGATTGATAAGAAGCCATACATCCAACTCCCTAAGCCATTCCTTAAGACAACAGAATGGTACACAATCGGCGGCATGATCAACCGCCTCGGGTGGTTGCAGATTGATTCACTCGTTATCCCTGCCAAGTTCACCTATGCTGTTGGTGATACCATGCGCACTGGCTTCTTCAACAAGCTGCTTAAAAAGAAGGACACAGTGGTGCGCATGAGAGTCGACAATCCGAATGTCGCAATCACCGGAATGGATAATATCTACATCAAGGAAGACAAAAAGTGGCATCAAACAACAGCCTTCAAGTTGGGAGTTGGTGCGCTGATTGGGGTGGCCATCACATCTGTAGGAAAAAAGTAGGAATTTTATTGGGCTAAATATCAAGCACTTGCAAAGCGAGGTGAAAAATAATTGCATTAATCTTAAATACTTATTGCATAATCAAAATATAGCTGTACATTTGTCAAACAATCATTTACTCATTTACTCATTCAATCTATGAACACTTATTTCAAATCACACGACAGCACGCAGTACTTCAACTACGATCATCTATCTGGCATCATGCTAACAATCGTGCAAGACGGTTGCCACCAAGGGCTCTTCCAGAGATGCGACAAGACATCACTTGTTCTTGTTCGCCAATACTCCAAGGAGATGCAACAAGGTTTGCATGAATCAGTGCGCACTTATCATCCTTCCGATGTTAACGAGTTCTTTAAGATGTACCAAAAGACACTGCACAATACTCAAGTATCATTCAATCAATTCATAAATCAAATCTAAATTAAACTATGGGCTTAAAAGCACCCTCCGGGAATAACACCTCCCGAGCAATCGCACCAGAAGGAGCGTTTGTTGCAAGATGTTACCAAATCGTTGACCTTGGAACAACGATGCAA